GAACGCCCCTCGACTACTGGCAACTTCTAGAATACTACGCAAGGAAGCTAGGTCGCTGAGATTAAGATCAGCACTTGCAGCACTTGGTGGTTGTTGAGGTTGCTCTTGTTCTGGGGTTGTTGTTACTTCTTGGTCCATTAGTTTCTCCTTAGATATGGGCAAGCTAACATAAAATATGTTAGTTCTTTATGATCTTCAAATCCCGCAAACATTGCGGATTTCAATCTGCTGTCGTTTTCTATACTTGAAAGTTTCACGACAGCATATCTACCTTTTAATTTGATTCGAATCCAGTTTTCAACTTCGTTTGTAAAAAAATTTATCTCTTCAAGTTTAATTTTTCCAAAATGTGGAGGCATCACTTGAAGTGATCTTTTGTTTAAAATTTCTAAAGGATTATATTCGATCATTGTGAAAATATTTATAGATAACAAATAAATTGTTCAGGATTCTTGGCTAAGTCTTTGATGCATTGCTTTGGCATAACCCATTTTTCTTACATCTCCGTGAAACAGATATAATTCAAATGCAGATTTTTCTTTTAGAACAACAATGTGTTTTTTGGTTAAGTGATAGGGAGATTCGATAAATTGATCTAACCAAACTAGTATTTGTGGAGTTATACTAATTTCTTTTAATATTTCAACTTTATATGTTTTGATTTGAGAATAAGTTTCTACAAATTCTAGTCCTTGATCAGTGAGTCTTAGACCGCCACAGTCTTTACCTCTGACATTTTGCCACCAGGCACTGCGGAATTTTTTTATGATATTCTCGTCAAAAGATTGACCAGCAGCTTTGAGGAATACCGAAGTATAGGTATCCTTTAAATCCATTTAGTCTACTCGCTCTCCAGCATTTAACTTAAACACTGCAAAGTCTGTGGTCTTAAACAACTTGTTTAACTTTTTGGCCAAGTTTCTTGCGTGTCCTGGATTACTAAAACTGACCTTTTTGTATTTCGGGCCAGGATAACTGGATACCATACTACCACTTTTTAAGTTGAAAGGTTGTTCTTTGTAAAACACAGCCCAAATGGCATCGCTATCGAGAATTTGCTCAACTTTGTATGTTTCCTTGTTGGTGTATTCAAGAATAACTTTGGGTTTTGGTCTACTCATATCTATACGTGTAATAATAAAGCACGTATATATTTATACCTAACTGAAGTTGCCCCCATCAAATTTAACATTGATATTGGTAGTAGATTCACGTATTTCCGCCAGCATTGCGTGTATTTCCTGAACGGTTTTTCCTAATTTACTAGTCATTACTGCTAATTCTTGGGTAAGCTCTCTTGCTTCTTGAATTGTTAATCTTATATCTTTTTGCTGACCACGCTCTGCAACTGCTATGCGTTGAATAAGTTTTTCAACGCCTGGTAACGTATTTGGAATGTTATTTTGAGACATTAGCTAATACCTGTTTCATTTCAATTTCGGATTGAAACGGACCTTGATACTCATACCTTTGTAATGTTATCAATTTAGGGCAAAAACTTTTTACCCATCCTTTATCAAACCGTATCACATAAAAGCCTGCACAGTATAAACTCTTGCTATCGCCGCTTTTTGTAAACAACGGTAACTTTCTTTTTATATCATACATTGCATTGTGCGGCTCGGCACTTGTGGCATAACCGTGAACTTCGTTGGGTAATGCATCGTTGGCTTCTTTAATAATTTTAGCTACAAAGAAATTTTTACCAAATTGTCTAGTAAGGCTTTCTTTTGTGTCGTAGATTTTTACACCTAATTCATTGCTCATAACAAATCTATTATCTTCATTTTTTCTTAGAGTGGCGAACTTTTCACCATCTCGTTCAACAATCCAAAATTTATCTTTAATAATTGGCTTTGCTTGTATATCGGACATGTTATTCTCCCAGCAGTCAACAGTTTTTGATTGACACGTATCTTCATACGGACAAAGTTTTAATTTCATTTGAATACCTCGCATTCAGTGGCTCAGCATATGCCTGTGCCTGATCAGCAATCTTTTTAAGATCATAAAGATTACAAAATTTCATTAATCTAATTCCAACTTGACTGATATTTTTATTTGCACCTGTTGCTGTAGCAATTGTTTCTGTAATGATGTTTTTAATTTCTTCGGGCTGTGCAGAGAGATCAATTAAAATACGATTACGTTCGTAATCATCTAACACACGATGTTCTTTACCTTCGTGGTCGGACCAACGCTGAAGCATGAGATTGTTCCACGAGTAGCCTTTTGAGTCTCGGTCACCGTAGGCTTCACGGAGACCAACCTTATTCTTTGTGCCTTTTTCCCGTACTCCCGGATATGCAGAGAATACATTGTCTGAGGTATCGCCTCGCATACACTTCTCAAAGAGTAACCACTGGGGGTCCGGAATGGCTTTTGGCTCTTGAGTCTTTTTATCAATAACTCTCTTACCTTTTGCATCGAAGATACCTTCATGTGTGATAGTAGTTTCCATAACACCATTATATTGTTTCACATTGGGTGCAATAAGTTGTACAAAATCTGTGTCTGTGCTAATGATCACATGTTTATCATTTGGATGTGTCTGAATCCAACCTGCAATAAGATCATCTGCTTCTAGACGAGAATTTTGTAAGACTGTACAATTTGTCTTTTCTGTTACAAATTCTTTAAAGGTATCAAAGGCTTCCCAAAAGACTTTTTCTTCTTCTGCTTCACGCTCTGTATGTGCGGCACGACTAGCGGCTCTTTGTGCCTTGTAAGGCTTGTAATGGTCTTTACGCCAGCTACGACCTTCTAAACAGAACACAACATGAGTACCGCCAAAGTCTTGCCACGCTTTTTTAATCGAATTAAGTGTAATATGAAACGCCATGCCTAGTTTGATATCAGCGTCACCGTTGATAACGTGACGAGCACGAAAGAATGTGTTTGCTGTATCTACTAAAATATAAGTCATTTATTGTTTCTTTTCACACTTTGAATGTCAATAACACCTGTGTTAACTTCGGGCAAATTTTCATCTACTACGACATTAGCACAGAGCTCTCTAAACCAGCGGTCTACAATTTCTTCGTCTTTATCACCGTCGTAACCGTAGCCCTCTTGCTTTAATTTTAACACAAAATGGTCGTTCCAGTCAAGTTCAAAAAAACCATTGCGTACATTGTCTTTATTGACATGTGTGTTAAGCACAGCAACATAAGGCTCTTCTTTACGAGTAGCTCGTTCTTTAGCTGTTAATTTGGACTGTTCTTCTGCTTGGGTAGCTCTTTCGGCTGCGGCGGTAGCATCTTGTGCAATCTTAGTAGCTTCACTAGCCGCTTTTAAACTGGCTTCTGTTTCGGCCCTAATCTTATCAATGCCAAATAACTTTTCAATCCATTTATTCATTAGGTTCCCCACTCATTTTTAAACAACGGCACCTGTAATCTATCACTGTAGCGCAAGCCGTTTTTCATTGCCAAGTCTGCTACTGTACGATTGTTTAGTGCATAAACACTTTCTACACCACCAACGGGCATCAGATAAACATGACCGTTGAATCCTGCTCGTCGATAAGCGGCAATAGCACATTCTGCGTCTTTAAAGTCTTGTTCTGTAGCAATGACAAATTTTAAATATGCTGTGCCAACTTGTTCGTATTCGCAAACAATTTCAGGTTTAATAGCATCGTCCCAAGACTCGCCTGAACAAGGAAGTTTAGCACTTACTGAGAATGTAATTTCTCTTTCATCATTACCGAACGACCAATCGGTTAAGTATTCTTTAAACTTGGGATCAAGTTTCTGAGTACCGTTTGTTTCAAAGGTAATCTCTTTTAATCCTGCCATCTTAGGATGACTCAGCAAGTCTGGATATGCTCGTTGCCAACCTAGCAAAGGCTCACCGCCCGTGATAACTAGATGCTCGTCCTTCCACTCATTGAAGGGCAGTATCTCCATGATTCTGTCTGCAATGGCGTCTGATGTAAGCATAGGACTAAGGTCCTTAAAACGTGGATCCCAAGAAGCATAACTATCGCAACCAGTACTAACCAACGGAAGTTCTTCATAGACTTTAAATTCAGTGATGCGTTCAGCAATAGATTCAACCTCTGTGCTTAGTTCACCACGAGGCATGCCAAAGCCTGCACATTTAAAGTTACAACCAAATGTGCGTAGAAACACAGACGGAACGCCCATATAGCGTCCTTCACCTTGTATGCTGTAGAACAGCTCTGCTATTTTTAATTTACTCATAGTTTATTATACACTCTTTTTCTCTAAAAGCCAAGAACCATCTCCCCGATCCTTCCATTCTAATGTGTCTCCTTCTTTCCAACCTGCTTGTTCTAGCAGGTCTGGAGGAAACTGGAGTATGGCATCCCCAGTTTCTGGATCTTCCTCAACCGTTAAGGTCCAATTGTTCATAATGCCTCGCTTATAAGAATTTTGCACATAAATGCATCTTGTTCGTTTTTGAAAATAAATTCCATATTATTTTCAGTAGGATGGGATGTATACTTATCACCTGGTAATCCAAAGTGCTCAATTATTGTAGCACATACTTCATTCCACCAAATGTTAGATTGGTTTTCCCAAGGGACGTTAATGATATTCATTCTGGCAATGCTGTAAATCTTGACAAGAAGCTGTCTTTGTAACAGCTATATTCTCGGGGAGGATCTCCTGCCTCGTCTCTATAGTGTATCCAATCGTGTCCGTCTTGTTCTATTTCATGCAAGACTATAAATTTTTTACTATGATCATTTCCGGTCCAGCGACTACCTTCTTTTATTTTCATAATTATTCCTTAAAGCATTTATCAACCCAACCGGTTACAGCAACTAACCACCCATATCCGGCCGGCTCACCCCAATATACCCATGCTAGAAACACAGCACAGATAGTAATAATAATTGCTAGCGATCGTTTCATTTAGCCCACCATTCTTCGTAGGGGAATTCAATCCAAACATCTTCTTCTGCCTTATTTACTTCCATACCCCAGTAGTTCATACCTTTACTACATTGACTGGATAGATTGTCTACTACTACGGCAAAACGAACATTGCCGCCCCAGATATGTTCCCAGCGTTCATCGTAGGGAAAACAACCACTAGGCCAATCCTTCATAATCCAATTTAGTGTGCTACCTTGGTCGTTGATGTCGTCAACAATTAGGATATTCTTTCCGTCAAATGCATCTTCGGCCATGCCTAAGTTACTGGTACACTCTCCACCGTCACGCAGACTGACATCTAGCGATTGCATAGGAATATTAAAATAATGACTGATCATAACAGCTGGTAGTAGTCCACCGCGAGTTAACCCTACAATATAATCTGGACGCCAATCACTAGCGCCAATTTGTTTGCAAATATTTGCAACTAGATTTTTAAATTGTTTATTTTTAATTATGAGCTTGTTCATATCTTTCTTTCAAATATTGTTCGTGTTGTATCCATTTGTTATTGACTAAAAATCCCCAATCTCTTTTCTTGGGACCGGGCATAAACAATGTCCATGCAGTTACGCTAGGATCAAGCTCAATGCGATGGTAGCTATTAGCCCTGCATATACGAAAACTGCCAGGTCCTCTCCATACACACATTTCAGCGATCTTGTTACCCTTGTTGTCAAATTGTGGAAGCCATTCATAATACCCGCCTTTTAGTATTA